GTCCGTAAGCCATCCCACAGGCGTGTAAGGAGGCAATCCGGGCTGTCGCCTGGAAGGAGCGCGGAGAGCACGGGCTTTCTCAAGGCCCTCACCTTCCAGTTTCCAGATGTCTTAGACACATGGAAAGAACGAGAGTTCAACTCAAGCCACTGGCGACTAACACCAGTTTTGCTCTCATTCACGACTAGACCAAAGTGGCTAGTTACCATCTTCCAGTCCTCATAGGCGGCTCGATCGCCAGTAAAGGCGATGTCATCACCGTTTATGAGCGGCATCCGGTAACCCACAATGTCACCCCGTTTGCGCCGGAGGGTACTAACTATGTCGAAGGACGCTTTGTTGAGAAGACAAAGGATGTTGAACGACATAAGGTTTCCCATCATTGACCCTCTTCTAATCGGATAGGACTTACCAGACCTAGTCAAATAGTTGAGGTTCTCCGGCCGGAAGGATTCTACCAGATCCTTCCGCTCCTCGGCGGAGAGGGAAGGAGCCTCTGCGAGGACATTTGCAATGGTCTGTACAACCTGCAAATAGATGTTGTCAGTAGCGGCCTGATAGTCGCCGCTAATGATGTCCTCGCCCGGCGCATACGAGTCAAGTAAGGACCTGACATGCGCCCGAGTTACCGGTCCTCGAACGAGCCATTTCCTCCTAGAGAGGAAATCGTACAGATGCTCGTGAACCGGCGACAGAGTCTCCTTTACCCCAGCGGACTGCATCGTCACTACTCTAAATTTACCTTTAGTCTTCGCAACTCCAACGCGAAGATTATAGCGATAGTGATGAGAGTATTCTTGTGGTAACACCGCAAGGGTCCCTCCGCCCCCCCTAGTCATCTCGAGGCAACCGTTCTGATCAGGAACGTAAACTAGCCTCCGACGACTATCCATACCCTTCGCCCAATCACTGCCGACGAGCCTACGCACTCGTCGGGCCAACTCAGTGAGGGGCTCATCACTCCAGCTGGCTGGAGCGGCAGGATCAAAGTCCGGGGTCTGCGATACCTTACGGTACCACGCCTCCCTGGCGACTCTTGCGGCGTACTTGTCGCAAGGTTTGCAAGGAACATCGAAGAACCTGTCACAGCTCTTTAACGTTTGCTTGAGAACACGGAAGTGTTCTTCCTGCAGACCTTCAAGTAGGGACGCCTTCCTGCGTTCCCATTGGGTTCTCAAACGGGAACAATCCGACGCGTGAAAACGCGACAACTGGCAAGAGCCCTCCAAAAAGGAGAACTCTCTTCCGACCAGGCGGATTGCTCTATTGAGAGCTTGTCTGATAGACCCTGCTGCTGGGCAGCGGGCGCAGACATCCAAGTCTTGAGCGCAAGTCATAAACTTGTTGACTCGGACACCGTGTAGAGCACGGTAAGAACCTGTTGACCAGG